CACAATTGATTGGTAATGGAACATTTGCTAATCCTTGGAGCTAATAAATAACTAGTGGCTCCTTCGGGAGCCACAATTAAGGAGATTAAATGGCAGCAAAAACTGACATACAAGCAACAAGATCAGATGCAGCGGCTGGGGCTACAGCAATTATAGCTCCACCTGTAAGGCTTAGAGGTATAATTATTGCCTCTGATGGTGGTGGTGCAGGAGTATTAGAATTAACAACTACATCTAATTCGGGAACAACTTTGTTTCAAGCTGATGTACCCTCTGGAGATGTAATTAATTTTAATTTTCCTGAAGATGGTATCCTGTTTCCAAAAGGTATTTTTTGCAAAACAAAAACTAATATTGCAGCTTATACTTTGTTAACAGATAAATTTTCAGGACCTAACTTAACTACAACAAACGGATAATAAATGCTAGGCGGTTTTTCATTTATGAATGATAAATCGCCTGTATTTAAAAAAACATGTCTAATTTCAATAAACTAAAATTTATGAAAAGGGGCGGTGATGTAATGCCAGCTCGTAATAAAAAAAATTTTAGACCAACAAAAAAAGGTGCTGGAATGACAGCTGCGGGTGTTGCTGCTTACCGAAGAGCTAATCCAGGATCTAAATTAAAAACAGCTGTAACAGGAAAAGTAAAACCAGGTTCTAAAGATGCAAAACGAAGAAAGAGTTTTTGTGCTAGAAGTTTGGGACAAATGAAAAAGTTTCCAAAAGCTGCAAAAGATCCAAATTCAAGATTAAGACAAGCAAGGAGAAGATGGAAATGTTAAATTGTGTAATGTGTGGACACCCTTGTCATTGTAAGGGTATAGGAACATATGTTAATACTAATCAATGCATGGTGCTTAATTGTAATTGTATAAATTGTATTCATGCAGTAGGAGTAATGGAGGAAACTATGGCAAAAAAAATAGTAAAATGGGTATGGAATATAATTAAATGGCCATTTAAAAAAGCACATGAATGGCTGTCAAATTCTTTACCAAAATAATTTATGAGTAAAAAACCACTCAACATATCAGAGGAGGCAGCCGTGCAGATGCCTATGAAGACGGTTGCCTCGCTGATCGTCATCGTAGCACTTGGCACTATGGGTTATTTTCAAATTATAGAACGTCTCAATGTTGCAGACACTCGTATACAGATAATGGAAAAAGATCTTGAAGAGAATACAGAGTTTAGAATTAAATGGCCACGTGGACAATTAGGTTCGTTGCCCGCTGATTCTGAGCAGTTCATGATGATCGAGGATCTTTATAAGACCACGGATAAGCTTAACGCACACATAGAAAACATGGCATTGAACAAAGTCAACATAGAATTTTTAAGAGGACAGATGGATAAAGTTTTAGTTGATATAGAAAAATTAAAAGACGCCAACAGAGATCTTGGTTACAAGAACGGAACATACAATGATTGAAGCTGTTGTAGGACTACTTATGTTTATGAATGGAGAAATTAAAGAGGCACGTATACAAGAATCAATGGCAATGTGCTTACGCCATAAACGTGAATCGGAAAGGCAATACTCAGAAACAATAACTTATAAATGCTGGCGTGGTAAAGCAGAATTAGAATCAAATATTGATGGATCTTTATCAATTAAAAAGTTAATATTGGAGTAATGGCTTACTTAAACGCTAATATACCTCCAATATATTGTAAAGTAAGAAAGGAATATCTTTATGACATGGATGAAAAATATAAGAAACAAAGCAGTGACTGTGTTATCTTTGGTCTTACTTCTATTTCAGGTCGTGCTTTATTATTTAACATTATGCTTCCAAATGGTGCGTGTTATTGGAGATTACCTATCTCAGCTTTTTTTCAAAAAGAATTTGAAAGATATCAAGTTACAGATATGGCAGTACAAGAATTGGAATTATGGAATTGTTTTAGCTATTGGCCTAGTGTTCATTGTTTTGATTGGTTGGATGGTTTAAATGGAAAATATATGGGCATCGATAAAAAATTTTATCATGGCAAATATTTATTTACAATTGATTGGGCTAGTCCAGACACTAATATTTTGGATACTGAACACTCTGAAATACCTCAAGAACATAAGTGTGCACATATACTGGCTCTTAATAACGGTAATTATGCAGGTCAGCCTAATAATCGTCTTCTTTGGCATGTTAATAGTTACACTGTTGATAACAGTTGGCCAGACTATAAAGTCCAAACTACTTATTGGGACGCAGAAGACACAACAATGGTAACAGAAAATACCGACAAAATGTTTTATCAAATGGAGGAAAAAGATGAAATTGACACGTAACTTTAGTCTTTCAGAGCTTATTAAATCCGATACAGCAATTAGATTAGGTATAGATAACAATCCAAATGCAGATCAAATAGAAAAATTGAAACTATTGTGTGAGAATATTTTACAGCCAGTGCGTGATCACTTTGGTAGGGTTACGGTGACTAGCTGCTTTCGTTCCCCTGAGTTATGCCTAAAAATAGGTAGCAGCTTAAATTCACAACACACCAAAGCTGAGGCGGTCGATTTTGAATGTCTAGGCACGAGCAATGCTGAGGTGTTTGATTGGATTCAAACAAATTTAGATTGGGATCAGATGATTCTTGAATTTTTTACTCCAGGTGAACCAAACTCAGGATGGATACACTGCTCATGGGTGCCTGATAACCCTAGAAAACAATTATTAAGAGCTTTTAAAGAGGATGGTAAAACTAAGTATAAACCTGTATTAGGTAAAGCTATGGAGTTATTTTAATGAAAAAAAGAGATCCAAAAATAGGCACAGGTAAAAAACCAAAAGGTACGGATAGGAGATTGTACACAGATGAGAATCCTAAAGATACTGTTAGAATTAAGTTTGCGACTCCTGCTGATGCTCGTGCGACTGTTGCAAAAGTTAAAAAGGTATCTAAACCATTTGCAAGAAAAATACAAATCTTAACCGTAATGGAGCAAAGAGCAAAGGTTATGGGTAAAACTGGGGTAGTAAATATTGCAAAAAAAGGAAAAGAATCCATACGCAAAAATCGTAAGGTCTAGATCATTTGCACCAAAAGTGATAAACTCTAAGAAGTTGTACAACCGCAAAAAGGAGACTAATGCTCTCAAAGCGGCCGCTAAAAAGGAGGACTAGTGCCACTAAATAAAAAAGGTAAAAAAATCATGAGCTCTATGAAAGATCAATATGGAGAGAAAAAAGGCACTGCTATTTTCTATGCCACAAAAAATAAAGGTAAAATAAAAGGTGTTGAAAAAGCTGCAATGGGTCGAGCCATGTTTAGTCAAACCACAACCAAAGCTCCAGGTGATGCACAACGTGAAAAATATATCGGATCTTATATGAAATCTGAAATAGCAGGTAAAAAAGTAAGTAATGATAGTTTAGTTAATTATTATGGAGATATGTTAAAAGGATTTAAATTATGAGTGAACCAAAACCAATTAAAATTACAATGAATAAACTTGTTGAAGACATGGCAAGAAAAAATCCAAAATTTAGAAAGTTTTTAGAAGATAAAAAAAGTGGAAAAAGAATAAGAACTCAACCTAAACTTCCTGGTATGAAAAAAGGCGATGCTGTAGTTAAAACTGTTGCTGCTAAATTAAAAAAAGCATCAAAAGCACATGCGGGACAAGCAAAAGCACTTGAGAACGTTGTTAAGAAAAAAGGTGGTGGATTGATGGATTACTATAAGGATATATTATAATGGCTACATCTGGCACTACAGGATTTGATTTAAATATAGATGATATTATACAAGAAGCATATGAGAGATGTGCTATTGTTACTAGTTCAGGTTATGATTTAAAATCAGCAAGAAGATCACTTAACTTATTGTTTGCAGAATGGGGTAACAGGGGAATACACCTTTGGAAGGTTGAACAAGATGAAAATGCATTAGTTGCTGGACAAGCTTCCTATACAGTAACATCAGATGTCAATGATGTTCTAGAAGCATTTATTTCTTCAACTGCTGCTGCTTCTGATTCTTCTAATACGCAAGACATATCTTTAACAAAGATAGATAGATCAGCATATGCAGCTATACCTAATAAATTTGAAACAGGTACACCATCACAATACTATGTAGATAGGCAAACAACACCTGTAATAAATTTATATCAAACACCAGATTTAAGCACATATACTGTATTAAAATATTTTGTAATAAAAAGAATAGAAGATGCAGGAGCTTATACAGATCAAGCAGATGTTGCGTATAGATTTTTACCATGCATGTGTGCAGGTTTAGCATACTATTTATCTATGAAGAAAAACCCACAGCTAGTGCAACAAAATAAAATGATTTACGAAGACGAATTAAAAAGAGCGTTAGATGAAGATGGTCAAAGAGCATCTACATTTATAACTCCACAAAACTTTTACCCAACGAGTGTATAATGTCTAAATTTGCAACAGGAAAATATTCTAAAGCTATATCAGACAGATCTGGTATGGAATTTCCATATGATGAAATGGTAAGAGAATGGAATGGATCATTAGTGCATACTTCAGAATTTGAACCAAAACATCCTCAAATAAGAAGAAGACGTACAACTGCTGATGCTATTGCAATACAAAATGCAAGACCTATGAAATTTCAACAACCTGCTCAAAAGTTTAGTAATGATATCACATTTTCTGATTCTGGTGGTACACAGGTACAAGTAATTAATTTAACATTACCAGGTATATTTGCTTTTGGTGTATCATCACAAAATTTTACAGGTAATGGGATTACTACATCTATTTCATCTATGGTTCCAGATGATGGTTCTGCTCAAAACAGAGAAAGACAATTAAGTTTAAATTTAGGAAACGTAACAGTGAGTATAACATAATGGCTATAACACACGCTAATTTTTTAACACAAGTTCGAAATTATACTGAGGTAAGTAGTTCAGTATTAAGCGATACTTTAATTGATCAATTTATAAGAAACGTAGAAATTGATATTGCAGGTAGAGTTGATTATGATGATTTAAGAAGGGCTGCAACTTCAACATTTACAGCTGGAAATCGAGCTGTATCTTTACCCGCTGATTTAATTGTGATGAGATCTGTCGAGCATATTGATTCAGGTGGTAATAGAACTTTTTTAGAAAAAAAAGATTCGAGTTTTATTTCTGAATTTAACGGAACAGGCAAGCAAGGAACACCTAAATATTTTGCTAATTTTGATGATTTTAATATTATAGTTGCTCCCACACCTGCTGCCGCTGATACCGTTCAAATTAATTATATACAAGATCCACCGCATTTTGATGCATCAACTAATACTTTTATTTCAACTTATCAGGAGTCTATGCTGTTACATGGAGTATTAGCTGAGTGTTTTAGATTCTTAAAAGGACCTGATAACCTATACAATCTATACAATTCAAAGTATAATGAAGAAATACAAAATTTTGCTCTACAACAAATGGGCAGAAGAAGACGTGCGGAGTATGATGATGGCGTTCCAAGAATTAAAATTCCATCTCCTGCTCCTAACACAACTTATTAATAAGGAGAAAATATGGCTATAACAACTAACGCAATATGTAATTCTTTTAAAAAAGAATTATTAGAAGGTGCTCACAAGTTTCAAGCTGCTCCTAACGGAAGCACATACAAACTTGCAATGTTTACAAACTCAGCGTCTTTAGGAAAATCAACTGTCGGATATGCAACTACAAATGAAGTTACTTCACCATCTGGTTACACAGCTGGTGGTAAAGCATTAGTAAATGTCGGAACATCATTAGCAACTAACACTGCTATCACTGACTTTGCGGATCTATCTTTTCAAGGAGTTACATTAACAGCGAGAGGTGCTTTGATTTATAACACGACTACATCAGGTGGATCAAACACAACCGATGCTGTTGCAGTTCTAGATTTTGGTGGAGATAAAACAGCGACTTCAGGAACTTTTACAATTCAATTTCCTGCATTCACTACATCTGCTGCAATTTTAAGAATAGCATAATTTATAAAGGAGGAGCCTTGTGGCTGACATTACAGTTTTAGTACAGTCGCCAGGCTCTGAATATTGGGGTCAATCCACATGGAATTCTAATGATTGGGGTGGATCAGGTACTCCATTAACATCATCTAGTGGTTCCGTAACTGTTACTGCAAACGCAAGTGTAACAGTATCTGGGATAAGTTTAACATCATCACAAGGTTCAACCGTTGGGGGTACCTCAGTTTCTGTAACTGTAACAGGACAAGCTTTAACAACATCTATTGGAGAAGAAGTAATTGATATAGGTGTTCCTGTTACTGGAATTGCAGCGTCAACGTCAATAGGTGCAACAACAGTAGATGACACTACTTTAACTGGAGAAGGTTGGGGTAGAGCAGGGTGGAATGATTTTGCTTGGGGCGTTAATTTTTCAGCACAAGGCACAGGTCAAGCTCTAACAACATCTATTGGATCAGAAACTGTTACGATAGATGTTACAGTTTCAGCAAGTGGACAATCTCTAACATCTACTTTTGGAACTTTCTCAGTCTTAGTAGATCAAGATTTATCTATTACTGTTGCTGAACATACAATGACTACAGCGATAGGATCGCCATCATTAATACAAAGCACGAATGAAACTCTTACAGGTCAATCTTTAACGAGCTCTGTGGGAAATGCAGCTGCTGGATTATTCTTAGACGTGCCAGTAACAGGCACAGCTTTAACATCTTCTTTAGGCACTCAAAGTTTGGTTCAAAGCACAAATGAGTCTTTATCTGGGCAAGCTTTGACATCATCTTTGGGAACTATTACATCTCTTCCACAAGTATTAGTAGGGGTTTCAGGGCTATCTTTAACCACTGCAATGGGTGAGGAATCTACTGTGGGTAACGCTTTAGTGGTTCCTACAGGCCAGTCTTTAACAACATCAATTAATGATGTAAACGTAACACCATGGCAAGAAGTTGATTTAGGTGTAAATAATACATGGCAGGATGCGGCTTAGGCAGTGGGTTGATTTCAATAATGACATTAAGTAAAATATAAAATTATAGGAGATAAAAATTATGGCTTCCAGTTTTTCATCAGATTTAAAACTAGAACTAATGGCAACCGGAGAAAATGCCGGTACTTGGGGTGATAAAACAAATACTAATTTAAATTTAGTTCAACAGGCTATAGCAGGTTTTCAAGCAATAGATGTAGCATCAGCTGATGTAACACTTGCTATGACAGATGCTACTATATCAAACGCAAGAAATGCAACTTTAAAATTTACTGGCACATTAGCTGCAAACAGAACTGTTACTTTACCAGATAGTATTGAAAAAGTTTTTAACGTTGAAGACGGAACAGATCATGCGGGAAATACATTAACATTCAAAACTGCATCTGGAACAGGTGTGCTTTTATGTGAGGGTAATTGTTATGTTGTTTATTCAGATGGAACTAACATTGTAAAAACAAATGAATATAGAAAGTGGAGAACACTTACCGCTGCTGAAACAATTCAAGCTGGAGCTAAACTTTTCATAGATACATCGGGTGGAGCTTTTACAGTCACACTTCCAGCGTCACCAGCAGTTGGTGATGAAGTTCATTTTATAGATTCAAGATTTAATTTTGATACTGCCGCATTGACTGTAGGTAGAAACAGTTCTAAAATAGCTAACGCAACATCAGACTTAGTGGTTAACACAGAGGGTGCAGGTTTTGGATTAGTTTTTTCTGGTTCAAATGTAGGCTGGACTTATATGGAGAAATAATATGTCAAATTACGAAGCAACAAGATACGATTTTACTGGAGCAAATCTTACTGGTATTGAGGGTATACCAACTGCTACTATTGTAGAGTGGTCTTCATCTTCAGTTCCATCTGGTTTTTTAGAGTGTGATGGATCTGCGGTTTCAAGATCGACTTACTCTGCATTATTTGCGATTGTTGGCACAACTTATGGAACAGGGGATGGGTCATCTACTTTTAATTTACCAAATTTATCAGATAAAGTAGCTGTAGGTAAATCAAACAACAAAGCTTTAGCATCAACGGGTGGTGCAGAGACTGTAACATCAACTGGAAACGTTGGTGGATCAACTGGTAATACAACTCTATCTACTAGTCAAATCCCATCACACAATCACCCAGCAGCTAACGTATCCGGAAGTTCTTCTGGAGACCCAGCTACACCAGGAGCTACAGGATCAAGCACAGGATCAACTGGTGGTGGAGGATCACACAGTCACAACATGAGTGCAAACTTTACAGGTGATGCAACTTCAGTTTTACAACCTTTTTTAACCGTGATATATATTATCAAAACTTAGGAGTTTAGATGAATAGTAAATGGACAGTAATATTTGATGATAAACAAATTATAAATCAATCTATTAAAAATGAAGATGGATGGCCACAAAGATATATAATTAATAATGACGATGCTTTTTGGAATGATGCGAAATGGAATGACATTCATGCAATACAATTTATAGATGATGATAATGATCATAACGATTGTGTTGAGTATGTTCCTGGTACTCTAGGTAGAAACACAAGTTGGGCAGAAGCTAACTTAGGTTCTTTTAGAGATCAATTTATTAACAGATGGGATGCAGCTCATTTAGCTAGATTACAAAATGATTGGGATGAAGATGTAATAAAGACTTTTAATGAAGACGGATCTGTTGCAACAACAGAAAGTAATGAAGATCAAATAGCTAGAAAAGGTGCTAGACCTACTTCTTACTCAACTCCGTAAAGTTAAAATATCCACTTAACACATATCTATCTTTACCTTCAGGGCAAATCATACCTCTATGAGTATGTGTAAAATAACTTGGCATTATAAGTAATCTACCAGTTTTAGATAATACTTTTGTTTTGTTTAAGAATTCAGTTCCACAATTATGGTTGGATAAATAAACCATAAAATTTAATATTCGGTGTGGAGTCTCTAAAGAATGTTCCGAGTGCCAATTATTAAAATAATTACCAGACTTCCAACATTTTAATCTTAGCTCAGTCAATGAAAAAGGACTTACAAACTTTAATTCTGGATATAAAGATATATACTCATTAAGCACTTTTTGTATTCTACCGTTAAAAAAATTTAATTTATTATCTTTTAAAATAACATCATCTAAAACAACAGCTGTATAATTACCTCTAGCTGATTCATAGGGTTTATTATTTTTATAAATATCTATTAAAATAGAACTTTCTT